CAGGCCTCGCGCGGGAGTAGAGCGAGGGCGTGTGTAGACCGGGGTTATACAGGCATCAGATGAGATGCTGGATCAGCAGGTCTTGCACCAGGTCGATATCGTCCGGTGTCCAACCGATCAGCTCGCGCTGTTCGTATTTCACATCGGGGCCGTTCTTGGCCACGCGATCGCGCAGGCCGTACTGATGCACGCGAGCGAGCTTGGCGATATCGCCGAAGAAGCCGACGCTGACGCTGTTGGCGTTGTATTTGGCCTTCAGGAATTTGGTGGTGCGCAGCTTGGTGAACATGCCACGGCGGCGGATGCGGCCTGCCTTGGCTTCGGCCCGGCGCGGGGCGTAGGGTGAGCCGTCCGGGTTGCGCTGGTCGGCGATGCGCTGGCGTTGTGATCGGCGCAATTCGGTGGAAATGGTACGAGCCAGGCGCTTGCGTTCAGCCGGTTCCAGCTTGTTCAGTAGCGGAGTGGCCCAGGTCTCCAGTCGGTTGAGGTCAGCCATTGGTCAACAGCTCGCCGTTGCCATACAGCTGCAGCAGCACTTCCGGATCTGGCAGGTTCCATTCCGGTACCGGCTCGGCCGGATGGTTGGTGGTGTAGTTGCCGTCTTCGCCTTGGGTGACCAGCACGCGCTCGGTCAGAGGCATGGTCAGGCTCAGGTCGATCTTGTCGTGAGCAATGATGTCGGCTTCGAACTGGATGGCATCAGGCTCCATCTCGGGCTGGTTGATATTCACCCACGCGAGCAGCGGCACCATCAGGTGGTCGGCACTGACGGCAAAGTCGGTGACGATCAGGTTCAAGGTGTACTGGTACTCGAAGTGCAGGCTGTCCTGCAGGCGCGCCTGCAGGTTGCCCCGGTCGATGAAGATCTGCAGCTTCTCGGGGTTGCGTTTGATGTCGCGCACGCTGGCCAGCAGCCAGTCACGCAGTTTAACGGGCTTGCGCACGGTCTTCCTCCTGGCATTTCACGAAGGCATCCACCTGGGCGGCACACTGCGCCCAGTCTTCAATGGCACGGTCCAGATCAGCATCGAGGTCACGGTTCTGCGCTGGGCTGGCTGCTCTCAGTATGCAGGGCTTTGCCTCGGGACAGGAGCCACTGCTGATAATCACCGGCGCCGGTGAACGCGGGGCGCTGCTGCAGCCGGCGAGTGATGTCAGGCAGAGGAATGTCAGCCCACTGGCGATACTGGTCATTTTCACGTTTCAGCTCCCTGATTCTGAGTTGCTGGGCATCCAGCTGGGCGGCCATGCTCTGCTGGGTGGCGGCCAGTTCCTGGTTGGCCTGCTCCCGATCGGCGGCATCGGCGCGCAGCTGGTCGATGGTGGCCAGCCGCTCTGCGGCTGATTGCTCGGCTCTCTCGGCGCGAGCGGTTAGATCCTGCAATTTGGTGTGCTGCCAGATATTGATGCCCATTTGAGCAAGCACGACAGCGAAGGCGAGCAGGTACGGGCCGAGTCGCATCATGACGGCAGGCTCCACACATCCTCACCGCCGAGCTGGTCGTAGATCGCGCGCACCTCGTTGCGGATCTCCGGCACCGACTCGCGCAGGGCTTTCAGGTGGATCTCGGCCGGGACCGGCATCTGCATCGACATGCCGATGTTGTCCAGCTGGTCGATCAGTTGGCCCATACGCTCCAGGGCCTGTCCGTGCTGGTCGGTCATGCGGCGTGCTCCTGGTGTTTGGCATAGGCTTCGGCCAGTCGTGTGTCGTATTGGTTCCTGCGGTAGCCGGGGCCGTTGTAGCGGCGGGCGAAGGCTGCCCAGTCCAGGGCCTGCAGGGCGTCGAGCAGTTTGTCATCGGTCAGGATGAAGCGGACGAAGGCCAACAGCTGCTGGGCCTCGCTCTTTTCCATTTCGGTAACAAAGTGCAGGACGCTTTCGAAACCCAATCGCTGCCAGTGGTAGCCCATAATCTGGAACAGGCCCCAGGAGGCGGATTCAAGGGCGCTATCGGAGTGGATCCTGCGGGCGTTGCTCAGGCGGTAGTGTTCAGCAGCCAGGCCGCGATAACCTCCGGTCTCCTTGTTCACCAAATTGGGATATTTTGCCTCCTGCTCTTTGATGAACGATCGGTTAAATCCGTTCTCATTCAGCCGCCGGCGCATGATGTGGCGTTCGTACAGGATCACCACGCGGCCATCGGGCAGGAAGCCGGTACCGCGGCTCTCGACTTCATACACTGATTGAACAGCGGCTGTATCGATATCCAGCATTTTGCTGGCTTCAGCAATATGGTCGCGGTTGATGAAGCGGTGCGTATCCTGGCCGAGCAGCGCCGCCTGGGTTTTAGGCCCGACAATGCCGTCATCCATCAGCGCCCGAGCGCGTTGGAAGGCGCGCACGGCCGCATCAGTGGCCGGGCCGAAGTCGCCATCAACGACCAGATCATACCCGGCAGCCTTCAACCGTTGTTGCAGCACGCGCACGTTATGGCCGGAATGGCCAATCAGAATCAGTTCCACTGGTGCCCCCTTGCGAGTCGGATCAGTTGAGCGATATTGCCGCGTGCGTACCATGTGGCGGCGGTCAGCAGGCAGAGCATCAGAATGCCGATCGGGTGGATCTGGGTGCTGCTGATTTTGCCGGTGACGATGCACAGAGCAACCGAGCCGGTCACGACAATCACCAGCCAGGCCAGCAGTGATACATGCCGTTTAAAGCGCGCGGCACCGCGGCGGTAGAACAGCAGCCGCAGGCAGGTGCCGGCGGCGCTGGCGAATACGATCAGGTCGAGCAGGTTCATTTGCGCAGCCCCCGAATCAGGTTGATCAGGTTCACGTCTTCCATCTGCCGTACCACCGGCAGCGTGACTGAGATGCACAGCACGCCGCCGAGGAATCCGGCCACCCCGCTTTCCTTGATGAAAGTGAGGTTGATGATCTCGGGCGCGGCAATGTAGCCCATGGTCAGGCTGATCAGCAGGTACATGGCGCGCACCCAGTGGCGCAGCTCTTTGGCTGACATGACGAACAGGGTGGCCCCCGCGAACGCGCCGATCAGGGCATTGCCATCAATGCCAGGGAACATGGCGGCCAGGCCGATGCCGGTGGTGGCAACGGTGATCGCGGTGGTAGTGCTGGGCTCTGCCATGGGGCTCTCCTTAATCCCAGAGTTGGAGCGTTTTGGTGACCGGCGTGCTGTCTGCCAGGGCGGGTAGCGTGATCAGGTGGCCGTGGGGCAATATGGGGCCCAACTCGCACAGACCAGGGTTGGCGGCATAGACCTGCTCGGTGACGCGACCGGTGCGGCCGTAGTGTCGCCAGCAGATCAGGTCAACGGTGTCGCCTTGCTGTGCCCGCACCTGAGTGGCCATCAGATCAGCTCCACAGTGGTGCGCTGTCGGCCGCTGATCTGGCGGATGGCCAGAATGGCCTGACGGCGGTACTGATCGATGGTTGGGTCGAGGTTGTCAGCTCGATCACCGCCCTGAAGCGTACTGTCGTAGTCGCGGTAACGCTCGGTCAGCTCGGCCTTGGCGAAGTTGTACACGGCGCGGCGGTACAGGGTGAGGTTGATGCTGTCGCCGTCGATCGCTTCAGCGGGTACGTCGGCCAATGTGGTGTGACCGGCCAGCACCTGCTTATCCTTCCAGGCCGTCAGATCAGCATTGGTGTCGATGATGCCGTTGAGCAGCGCTTCGCGCAGTCGCTCTGACGTGATCTCGGAGCCGATCCGCATCACCGCGCGGCAGTCGGTCAGCGAGATCGCAGGCCAAAACGCGCTGTTAGCGATATCGGGCTCTTCGATGCTGGGTGAGTTGGCGACGAATCCAGGTCCAGCCATGGCAGTTACTCCTGCATCCAGCAGATCATTTCTTCACGAGTCATATCGACGCTCTCAGGAAAAACGGCGTATTTCCCATGATGTGCAACGCTTCGGTCGAGATCTGCAATCTGTTGCTGTTCCACTTCATTCACCTGAATACAGATCGGGGTTTCGTCGCTGGAGTACCATGTATCGCCGATTTTTACGTTCATGGCGGGGCTCGCTTTGAATAGGTGGGCGGTGGAGGTGTGCTTCAGTTGGTCAATGAGGAAAACCACATCAGCACACCTGCCGCCCGACGCGTCGGGACGCTCGGTTAAGCCTGGTCTGAATCAGAGCCGGGCTTGTTCTGCTGCAGCTGCTTTTCCAGCTGCTTGATCTTGGTTTTAACGCCGCTGCGGTCGTCGTAGTCGTAGGCCGCATTCAGGTGGATCAGCGCCTG